TCCTTGACCTGATCCGGAGCTGCTAAAAAATCCCCAGCCAAACCGTTGATATTGATTACCCGCTGCAAACCTAAAATAATAGCGCTGACACTTCGCGAGAGTCTGCGCGATGGGTTCGCGCTCGAGGATCGTCGCCGTCGTGTTCTGCTCCAGCTGGACTCCCCAAATATCCAGCTGGCCGGTCTTATTGCCGGCATCAAACTGAAGCTCTAAGTAGTGCGTGTCTGCCGTGGACCCGAGTGTTTTTCCGGTGATCGACGGGACCGCGACGGTGAAGGTTTTGCGGACCCAGCTGGCGGTGGGCGTGTACGTGCCGACGGCTGTCGTGACGGTGGCGGATGGGCTGCCGCCGGTCCCAAAGTTTTGGAGCAAGTTCAGCGTCACGGCGCCCGTCAGCGTGCCTTTGACCATGCAGGAGATGCTGACCGTCTCGCCCGCGAACGTGCGGACGTCCTCGATGCGCTGCCCGATGGTCTGCGCCGTCGCCGAACCTAGGACCGTGATATCCATCCGCAGAAACTGCTTCGCCTGCATGCCGCCGATCAGCGTCCCGAGCGCGTTCGACTGCTGCGAGACGCTGCGCGTGCCGCCCGCGCCGGTCTGCGTGTAGACCCATCGGTCTGCCGTGTACGTGCCCGTGGCGATTGCGGCGAACGATGTCCCGCGCTGCCAGACGTCAAATAGGCCGTTGATGATGCGGTTGCGGTTCGGCAGGTTGTCGAGGTATCCGGCGAATGCGGCGGCCGTCGTCGGGTAGTCGACGAGCTGGTCGGCGGCGGCCGGGTAGGGGTAGCTGGCTTGTGTCGTGTAGCTAGTCATGCTGCGATGTCTCCTAGTGTGTAGGCGTCCTGCCACTGCGCGGCGGCCCTGACAGTGTTCCACCGGTAGGCCGCCGTCGATGGAATCGCGGACCATTTGAGGGCGAGGCCGGATAGGGCCGCATCACTGAGGTAGACGATGGTGCGCTGCTCGCCTCGAGTGAAGCGCTGCGCGAATCCCTCGACGCAGCCGCTGTAGGTTGCGGATGGGCTGCCGGTTGGCAGCGCGGCGACGTTGTAGACCTGCCCGACGACGAGGACGACTTCGGGCGAGTCCTGCAGGATCGTTATCTCGTCAATCGTCCAGCGCGGTTTCCTCGAGCGGTCGATGATCTGGGTGGCCGCCCTGGTCGCGTCGGTGACGCTGACGAAATGCGTCGCAAGCGTTGCCGAGCGGACGCCAAACGATGCCTGGCTGGTCGTGTTGTCGACGGTCACGGTCTGCGTCGCACCGTTATACGTCGCCTTTAGCTGGTTGACGATCTGGACGCTCTGGCCGAACACGGGCGCAAAGAGGACGCCGCTCGACGTGGACGCCGTGACGATGCCCGCCGTCGCGCGCCACGAGACGGACTGAATAACGATCTTTCCGTCGACGTCGTCATACACGAATGCGGATAGGCCCGGCGTGACGTCTCCGATAGCGTCGAGCGCGGTCGTGACGGATGCGGACCGTAGGTCCGTCACGATTGCGAGATCCGCGGCGGATAGTTGCAGCGTGTAGTCGGCAAGCGCGTAGCCCGCGTCGCTGAAGATGCGGGCGAGGCGTAGCGCGACCGTTTCGGCTGGGTACTCGGTCGCGCCGACTAGGCGTAGGCCGAGGAGCGCGCTCGGGCTCACGGCGGTTATCGTCACGGTGTTGCCACTGGTGGCGTCGTCGACGCGCAGCTGCACGTCCGTGATTGTGCCGGTAAAATGATTCGTGCTAATGGTCGACTTGATGACGAGGGCGAGGCCTACGATAGATTTGTAGACGCTGACGTCTCGGCTGTAGATTGTGATGCGCGCCGAGCTCGTCGCCGTCGACGTGTAGAAGTCGCTGCGGCCGTGCGTGATTTCTATTTCGCTTGATACGGTCGCGTTAGTGACGGCAACGCCGCCAATACTGACGCTGTAGATGCTCACGGCGTCACGAGTCCGTAGCGCCGGTCATACTTTGCGAGCACGTCAACTATGGCCCTGGCGGTCGCGTCCGAATCAATCGGGCCATTTATCGTTACGTTGACGACGGTACCGCCGCCGCCCATGCTCGAGGCGGCCGACGTGACGCCGAACCCGCCGACGCTCGTCGCCCAGCTCGGCAGGGATGGGAAGCGTAGATTCTTTAGGAACTCGATAACGCGACTCACGGCATCGCCTACCCGGTTGAAGGCGGCCGTTACCGGATCGAGGACGGTGCGGATGCCGAGGGAAATCGCGGCGTACGCGATCGGCGTCACGCGGATGAGCTCGCGGATCGCGGCGACCTCCTCCGTCACGGCAAACGCTGCGAGATTGAAAGCTATCCGCAGGCCGTCCACGATTCGCGTAAATATTTGCGTTTTTTCTTGAATCGCTGCGACTCCGTCGTAGAGGAATCCGCCGGGCAGGAACTGCGTCGCGACGGCGACGGCTGCGATCTTTACGGCGTTTAGCGCGGCCTTTATGTCGTCCATATGATCGCGGACGTACGCGAGGCCCTGCGCGCCGAGCTGGCGCAGCGCCGAGTAGAGCTGGTCGACAATCACGCGAAAGTCGGCGCTGTTCCGGTAGAGCAGGATCAGCCCGGCGACGAACGCGGCGATGCCGATCACGATCAGCGCAATAGGATTTCCGGCGACCACGAGGTTAAAGACGGCGACGGCTGCCGTCGCGAGTACCTGGGCGATCTTGAACGCCGCGAGGAGGCCCGTCCATGCCGAGATAGCAGCGTTTAGCGCGATGATCGCGGCGGCAATGCTGGCGACGGCGACGACGGCGATCTCGATCGTTTTAGTGTTCGCGCTGACGTACGTCGCGATCTGGTTCAGCTTGGGGGCGAGCTGGTTCAGAATCGGCAAGAGGCTGGCGCCTAGCGTCTCTTTCAGCTCGTCAACCTGTAGGTTGAAGATCTTGAACTGTCCTGCCGAGGTTCCGGCGGCCTCGGCTGCGGCGCCGCCGGTGACGCGCGCCAGCTCGGCGTTGATGCGTGTCAGGTCGCCCGACTTGATGGCGGCCTCGTTTAGTCCTGGCATCAGCTTGGCGAGCGCGCCGCCACTGCCAGCGTAGGCCTTTGCCAGCGCCTTGGATACGGCCTCGAGGCTTTTACCGCTGGCGGCCGATACGTCGACGGCGACGGTTAGGCCGGTCTGCGCTTCGGACAGGTCGCCGGTCGCGGTCGCGAGCTTTGCGAGGGCCGGGCGGAGCTCGTCATCGGCGACGCCCGTCGCTAGAGACAGCTTGGAGATGTAATCCTCGGCGCTTGAGATCGCGGCGTCGGTCGCTTTTGTGACGCGGTGCAGTTGCCCAGCAAGCTTGACTTGTGCGGCCTCGTCCTCGGCTGCAGCCTTCGCGCAATCAATCGCGGCGCCTGCGAGCGCGATCAGGGCGAGCGCGGCTGGCACGGCAGCTTTCCGCGTGACGTTGCTCGCCTTTTTGCTAGCCGACATTTGCTTGCCGAGCGCGCCCGTTACCTTATTGATCTCGCCGACGGCTTGACCAGCGTTTGCGCCGATCTTGATGAGGACTTCGCCAGCCACTAGAGCACGCCTGCGTCGTCGAGGATTTGTAGGACGGCTTTCTGGTAGTTGCCGATTGCCTGCGAGCTCGTCGAGAAGTCTTTTACGGTCGGCTTGATCCAGTTTCCGGACTCGTTGCGCGCGGCGAACCGGCCGTGATAGTCGCCGTTTTCGACGCCGAATAGGAGCGCGGCGGCGGACGCGCGGACGGTGCCGCGGCCCTTCCGACTCTTGTACGCGCGGCCGACCTTTTTGCTGCCGCCAATGGCGACGACGGGGAAGCGGTCAGACTTGACTTTGATGCTGCGCGCGACGAGCTGGGTCTGCGGCGCGGGCGCGCCGTACGCGGTCAGCCGCAGCCGCTGCGCCAAGTCATTGGCGCACTCTTTCGCAGCCTCGCGCAGCCGCACGTTCGACGCTTTTCGCAGCTCTGCGTCAGCCTTTTTCAAGTTGTCGAACAGCACCTGGACGTTGCTATCGTCGACGTGGATTTCGGAGCCTTGGGGTTTGCGGGTTCTAGCCACGCTTCGCGCGCTCCTCGAGGATGCGGACCAGCGTCGACAGATCGGCGGCGTCCTCTCGCCAGAGGACGCTGGGCGCGATGCCCGTCTCAATGGCGAGGAGTCCGATCATTCGGCCGACTGATCCGCTCGGGTAGGGTCCGCATCGTTGGCCACGAGGTCAACGTCGGCAACCTTTTTTCGCCATGTGTCGAAACCCACGTCCTTGCCGAGGTCAAGCGCTGCGTACGCTACGTACAGCGTCCACGTCATCGGGGATTTTTGCGCGTCCGTCTCAATCTTCCGAGTCTGCGCGTACGTCTCCCACTGAGCTAGAACGTTGATGCCCGCGGCGAAGTCGACGCGCGTCTCGTCGTTATACGTCACCGTGCCGCTGACGCGGATCATCAGTCAACGACGCGCGTCGGATCGCCGGTCAGCGGGAACTCGAACGCAACGCTAGACTGCGCCATGACGTCGCCACCGATCTCAATCGGCCTGACCTGGCACGTCCCGGTCCAGAAGATACCGTCGGCCGTTGCTGGGTAGAACTTGAAGTCTGTCTGCGTGCCCGAGTTATCGCTCGCCCAGTTTACAAACCCGCCATCGTCGCCCCAGTCCGAAATGGTGTTGCCGCCGATTGTCCAGGTGACGGTCATCTCGGCGGCTGGCGTGGTGTCGGCGAGCGTCGGCGTGCCGTCCGTCTCATTCACGGTTGGCATGAGCGAACAGCTGGCGACCTGAATCGAGAAATCGTCCGCGTAGGTCGGCGCGGTGCCGAATGCGAGTGTGCCTGGTCCTAGGCGAGAGTCGACGGGGGGCATGGCTATGTCCTTTCGATGGTGACTGTGACGTTCAGGAGAATGGCGGGCAGGGGTTCGGCGTTCGGGCCGCCCTGCCAAGTCGTAGGCGTATAGGTGGCGGTCTGGAGCGCGTCGGCTGCGTCATCCGCAGCCGCGTACAGCAAACCTA